CTGCTTATCTTTTCCAAAGCCAACATATAGATACTTCTTTTCATGTCATCCATTTTTATTTCCTCTCAAGTTAGAACTTCTTAACACAGGATACACCATTCAGCGTCATGTTTGCGTTGAAGTATTCGATCTTTTCCGCTATGGAATTTCCTTTCAGTCTGCGGTTCGCTATGGCCTTATCAATCATAAATTGTTTGGAAATCAAAACCACCTTCTCAGATGCTCTGGTCACTGCGGTATAGAGAAGTTCATTGAATGCCATGATGCTATGGTCTTTGTGCAGGACGATTATTACTTTTCTCCACTCGCAGCCCTGACTCTTATGAACTGTGAGGGCGTATGCCAGAGAAAAAAGGGCTTCTGAGAATTCCCCTGTTTTCCTCAGCCGCAGGACTTCGCCGGCGTCTTGAAGTTCTATCGTCACGACGTTGCTAGCTTGGTGAGTTAGTTCTTCAATATCTTCCTGCGCCATTGCTTCAAGATCTACATCTACACCCGCTAAACCATTATCTTCATCCAAATCATCAAGGTCGAAATCCGAATGATGCATAACTCCGAATCTGGTAAGATGCTTGCTTGGCGGACGTGGTGATTTTCCTGCGTAGATACGATTTACGTCTATCTCTTTTATGTACCCTACTTGTTTGTTGTACATAATCTTATCTCCGACTGCGAGATAGAGCTTCCTTCTCCCTGCGATAACTTCCCACACCTCATTCTGATTCAGGAATTGTGCAATGTGGCTATTCAAGGAAGTGGAACCTAGGGCTTGCTTTCCGAACGGAGTTAGGACGATATCCGTTTCGGGATCATATTCTCCCGCTTCGTACCATTTCTTCATTGTGTTTGCGAACAGCGTTGCCATAATGTGCTGGCCATGCTGCTTTGCTCCACCTTCTATCAGCTTAAAGTCAGGCCCGTACTCTAATGCATTTCCGTCAAGGATGTTGTGGGCGTTCTTGAGAACGAGACTATTAAATGCTTGACGATACACTGTCCGCAATTCTATAACTGGAAGCTGCACCAAAGCGTAATTTAAGATGGAAGGGCCAAACACTGGGGGAAGCTGGTTGATATCTCCGATGAAAATACACTGCGTTCCTGTTTCCATTGCAGCGAATACTTTCTCCCATAGTGGGAGATCAATCATGGAGGCTTCCTCGAATGCGATCGTTTTCGTCGTCAGCATATTTCCTGCATGGCGACGTGGAACAAAGCGCATTGATTCTTTCTGAGTCTCTGGGTTAAAGTAAAACTCCGGCTCGAATTCAAGGAAGTTATGCACTGTGGTAATGTTAGGTGCGAAAAACTCCAGTTCGGATTCTTTACAAATAGCCCGCTTTGAATTTCCTGATGCGATTCTCGTATATGCGACCACTGCTGCCGCTGGACCGGAAACTCTTTCTTTTGTTCCCTGAATCTTGAATACGTGCGTTTCTCCATGCAGACGCTCCGTTTTCAGGATCGTTTTGATGAGTTCCCTTTCGGTTGTAGTCTTTCCAGTACCGGCTTTTCCGATAATACAGAATGACTTTCCTGCCGCCGCAAGCTGCACTGCAGTTTTTTGATCTTCGTCAAGTACGATACTAGTGGAAAAGGTTTCCTTCTTTTCTGCGGGAGGTTGAACGATGATTGTGGGATTTACCGCAGGAGCGGGTTTGATTCCTTTTTTGGCGAGGAGTTCTGCCAGAGTAATTTTCATTTCTATTTCCTTTCTGTTATTTTAAGCCTGATTCCTAAAGGCTTGCACAATATCATAAGCTTCTTTGAGAGAACACTTATGCTGCCTCCTGTACAGGGTAACTGCTTCAGGCACAAATCCCAGGTCAGCCAAAGATTGCCAGTGTTTGATGTGTTTCAACAATTCTTCTTTGACAATAGCTGTCTCGTCGAGAAGGGCTTGATATTTGTTCAGAAGCATGGTAATCGATTCACCAGTTTGCATTTCTATTTCCTTTCTAGTAAGAGTAAGAACATACAAATCTACCCGAGGGCAGAGTTCTATATTCTTTTTAGGTTCCCGGCTTCCTGTTCCCAAAATGGGATAGAGTGTGGCGGACTCCGCTTTTGGCTCCCCTTTCTTTAAGAGCTTGTTAAGGAAGCCGGGAATTTCTTTCTGTTTCTAGAACTTACTCAGGAACTCATATGCGTCCCTGTGCATCTTTTCCACGTCTCTCGTCCGTGTTGGGAGAACCTTTCCGGCTTTGGCCATGATGGCCATCGTTTCCACGGAGAAGTTATTCCTACTGTAGCAGACTGCGCGAAGGTGCATGAAAGCCTGATCGACAAGTTCAATTAACTCCTCCTTTGGCATTTCTGCAAGCTTACTCCGAAGGGTTCTATCCGTATACATTTTATTACTCCTTTCCGTCTTTTTCATGTTCCCAAAGCAACCAGTCTTTTTGCGCAACTAGCCAGTCTACAATATCTTTGGCTTCCTTCAGTCCAACCAGTTTGTCTAGTGTTTGTGTTGGTTCTGACCCTTCACTTTTTACAAAAGCTTCGAAACAGTTATCATAATATCCCAAAGGATTCCATTTTGATGGTTCTTCCGTAAAAAGTCCGCAGAGGAGGCTGATTGCTGGGATCTTCCCCTTTTCGAAATCCATGCTTAGGCGTAAGAGAGTTCTGAAATCGGAAAAGCACATAAAAATATCTTGACGATACATAGTTGAAAGATATGCTTGGATCAGATTACGCGCTTTTTCTTTGTTTGCGTCAGCATCGAACATTTTATTACCTCTTTCCTTTCGTTTTGTTTAGTACTGCGTATATTGCTTATTCGCTTCGATCCAATCTACGATATCCTTTGCGTCTTTTAAGCTGAGGTCAGAGCTATAATATTGCTCTGGTTTGATGTGTGAAAAGTCTTCATTGATGAACTTATAGAATTCCTTGCTAGCATAGCCCGTTTGAACCCAGCGTTTCTCCTTCATGGGGAACATCCCTCGGAGATTCTTTATAGCTTCGATTTTACAGTTTTCGAAAAGCTGATCCATCAAGGCGCGGAATTGCTCATTCTGGAAATCTAGCGTTGGCTCATCCAGAACTTGGATAAGGTAGTATTTAATGAGAATATACATCTTTCCCTCATTTACCGAGAGGGCCTCTCTGCGGTTGGATTTAACTTGTACGTTCATTTCACTTTCCTTCCTAAATGGTTACTGCCAAGAGAAAAACAACAAGCGCGAATCCTAATGCATACAAATCGCACTCGTGTCTTTGGAATAGAGTGTTACTTTTTGCTATCTTTTTTATGGTGCTCTTTTCCATTCTTTTTCTCGCTTTCTTTCCTTTGTTTCATGTACGTATCCCAAATTTCCTTTGTTTGCCGCTCAGTACGGCAATTCCTGATTTCCTGCATCGTATTCCACGTCATAACTCACCTCTTTTTCAAGAATTGCAATTACTTCTTCAAGGCTGTGTGCTTCTGCCATCCTCATACACTGTTCTGCTTTTTTATAGCTACAACTGGCCTCGACGTAATCAAACACAGCTTCGGCCATTGCTTCTTTATCTTCTGTTCTTTTTGTGGGAAGATAGCGAGTTAGCTCTTGGAGTCGCTTCAGGCTGTTTAATGCGTGCTCGTTTTCAGTCATCTTAATTTCCTTTCCTTAATCTAGCTTTACGCCGGAGTCTGTTTTATGTATTGTTCTATCAAATTCAACAGTACTTCGATTCCTGTTTTTCTGACCTCAAACATTACTTGTTGATGGCGTCGTGATTCAATACAGGCCGCGTCAGTATGGGTTCTTTGTATGATTTGTGCAATATGAACAAGTTCTGCTGTGGCCTCTTCCAAAGTGAGACGATTTGGCATTGTCGTGAAGTTCATTTTCTATTTCCTTTCTATTCTTGCGTTTGGTTTTCCATCTTGGATTTAATGAGTCTTACGACTGCAAAACTTGCTCCGCCTTGCAGGGTTTGGAAACTAACGAGCACTTTACAAGGAAGGTTTTCCAGAATCAAGACTCCATCGGAAAGACTATCGAATTTTATCTGGTAATTCCAGTTGTTACGAGTGAGGAATCCTTTTGTTATGTCCTCATCAGTAAGTGTATGTTCCATTAAAAAAGCCCTAAGGACTTCAGGGCTTTTGTTTTTCAGGCTGAATCGAACAGGTTTTTCCATATCAGTTTCCTTTTTCCTTTGCTTCTTTTCTTTGTTGTGCTTCCTGCAGCATCTGCTGGAGTGTTTTCCTTGGCTTCTGAAAAGACTCCGCTTCATCTTCCAGATTGGTATTTTTGTTGATCTTGATACTTCCGATGATTATTGCCAGACTCTCTGCGGCGTCATCCTCTTTCTCAGTCAAGAATTGCACATATCGTGCTTTCTGCTCTTCTGAAACAAAGGAAACGTTTGTTCCTGTAGCAATGTGATGGAAAATACTACAAGCCTTTGCACCGATAACGCCAGCGTTTTTGAGTTCGCTGGCCAAACGTTTGATGTTTTCTTTTTGGCTTGTCGTGAGGCTGAATGGTTTGTTTTTCTTTTCCTCTGCCTTTCTTTCGGCAGTCAGCTTTCTTTCTTCTTCCAGAAGCTCAGCTAGAACGTCGTGAACAACTAGACTTCCTTCTTTCTTTGGATAAAGAGCATCCCGGCAATCCTCGAGATACTGCTCCAGGCTTTCGAGATTTGTTTCTTGGCAGAATGCAAAATGTGGGAGTCGTTCTGAAAGCCACTTCTTATCAGAACGGCACTCCACTATTCTTCTTAATGCATGGATTATGTCTGTGTTGGTGTTATGGCTTGTTTCGTTGAAGATCCCGGAAAGGATATTATTCCTCTTGACTGCGGGGAGGTGATCCTCAATGAGAGAGCAGGAATGCATCAGAGCAAGAAATACTCCGGCCTTGATTTCTACTGCGATTCCTTTCAGCTCTGAAGCTGATAGACTGGCAATTGCTATCGCGTTGCGATATTTCGCAAGTGGGGAGTCGTACTCTAAGGCAAATGGCAGTGCCGGAATATCTGCCAGTTTCAGTGAAATTCCTGTTATTGTGCAGATTGCGGTTGCTTGCATTTTAGTGTTTCCTTTCTTTCTTTGCTACTTACGTTGGTAAGAGTTTAACATTCAGTTTATAGCGCCCTGTTACGACGCTATGATACTAGATGCTAGAGAAAATCGCGGTTATTGCTAATGAATCTGACAATTTCAACGGCTTTCTTCAGACTTAAACTACTACGACTAACAGGATTGAAATTATTGTTTGATTGTTGCACTAGCGTACAAAAACCATCACCCAGACTTACATCCCAGAATTTATCTTGCAGGTAGAGATCACGCAGGAGTTTAACGGCCTTTACCATACTGCCGCCTTTTGGTGCCTCTAACATGCAATCAATAACTTCGTGCAGTTGGCTATTTGTGATATTGGGAAGCGGGTAAATATACTCGTTAATCAGAATCCTAAGTTTTTCAGTGTTGGATTGCATTTTACTTCCTTTCTTTGCTAGTTGGCAGGGTGGCAGGGCGCCAAGTGGGATTGTGGCACGGCTGGCCCTCGGCGTCAAGCGCGGTGCTAAGTGCCTGATTGCATGGCGGTTTTCGCGCCCTCTGCGCCCAGTGCGCCGGTCAAGGCTGCTGCGCTCCGAACTGATGGAACTAGTAGAATGGAAGGAACTATAAAAACTGAAATGAAAGTACCCCCTCCCGGTCCCGATTTGACCCTCTCCGGGGGAGATAAGGGGATAGAATAAAATATATCTTCCTTCTTGGGGTTTGTTTTGTATGTCTTAGCCTTATCTTTGACCGTATCAAATTTTTAACTTAAAAGTCGAATACCCCTATATGTGTTTATATAGGTACCTAGATATGTTTATATGTCTGGATATTTATATCTATGGATTTATCCCGGCGGGGGACGGTGCGCGTGGAAGGGGGAGGGGGGTATTTCGATTCAGTTCTTTCCAATCCTTACATTCTATGAGTTCCACTAGTTCTATGAGTGATTTCCTCAGTGGCCGTTTCGTCCTGGGGCGTCGCGGCGGGCGCACCGTGCATGCGAGATTTATTTTCATCTTATCTTATTTTCTTCTCCTATAATATATTGATGACTCTACTCGTGTTTTTCAAGTCTAGGACGGGGCTAAGAAAAGAAAAAAGTTTGCGGAAACACTTGACAAGTCTGCCGCCAAGCCTCAGAATCTGTCCTACGGTCACTTGACCGGGCGGACGAGAAAGGTAAGAGAAATGAAAGTACGGATCAGCTATCAGCATGTGAGTGGACACTCCAAGTATGATCGGGAGTGGATTGGGGAAGGGGAAAATTTCGAAACTGCCAGAGAGGCAGCGGTGAAGGAAGCCATGCGGGAATTCCCCTTCCCCCACCTGAGGATCCCGGCCCTTCTGGGATGGGAGAGTCGGGTTTACCAGGGCAACAACATGCTGGTAGTCCTGTACGATTTTTGGACTTAGTAATATAGCATCTAGCTACATAGCGCATTCAAACGTTCAGTGAGTGCGCTATAAGCTACATACTGTAGCACTGGCCTAGCAGATTCTAGGATGCCCACTAAGGGCGCAAATGGGAGATTTAAAATGAACGCAAACGCAAACGAAACCAACAACGCCAACGAGCTGATGCCTTTCACGCATAAGGTTCAAGAGCGCCAAAAGGGCGACGACGGCAAGGGCAGGAATGTAGAAATCGGTGCAGTTGGCTATCTGGTGCCGACGCTTCAAGCTTTCGGAATCCCGGCGCAGGGTCCGAAAACGGATGATGACGGTGACTTGGTTTATGAAAATAGGGTTTCACAGTGGCTTTGGGAAGCTGTCCAAAATGCGGTGAAGGCTCAACTGGTTTCATTTCTGCAGCCCAAGTCTGTTGAACTCAAAGAAGGTTGCAAGCTCTGGAGTTCTGTTGATGAACTGGTTGTCGGTTCTTCGGCAGTAAGCCAGAAAGGCGCAACACTTAAACTCAGGGCAGACTTCAAAGCAGCCTGGGCAGCATATATCACCGGCCTGAAGAAATCCCCGGCAGTCACGGCGGCATTCATTGCGCTGGGTTCGGATTTCCCCACCAAGGGGAAAGATTGCGCTCTGTCTGTTTCCAGTGCTGGCAATAAGGCAGCCGTTGCGCGTCATCTGACCACGTTCTTTGATGGTTTGAGCGAGGGCGATCAGGAGAAGTTCGGGGAAATCGTTGCTGACTTCGCTGCAATCTGCACGGCAGAAGAGCAAGACCTCTCAGACGAGTAACACAACCATATGGCCCTTCCTGTCGAACTGGCAGAAGGGCCATTTTCACATCTACGAAAAAGAGAGGAAAGGCTTGATTTGCAAGGGAAAAGGCCCGGGGCATGGGCCTTTTTTTATGTCTGCCGCGCCCGTGGCCTTCAATAGTAGCCACAAAAAATTCCTAAAATTTTCGAAATCCACCTAAAGAAATTCTTTCCTACCTAAAGAAATCAGTTAACATGGCAACGAAAAGATAAAAACAATCTCATCGACAGATGGTGCCAACCTCGCCCCGCGCGCCCCTTTTTCTTCTCCCCCTTTGCGCATACAATCCCTTTAACGTAGAACGCGACGCAAGAAAGGAAACCCCGCCATGAACCGCGCCAAAGCTATCCACTTCCTCAGTCTCGGACTCCCGCCCGGCCAAGTAGCATCCATTGTGGGAGTTTCCCCCAGCCGGATTTCTCAGCTTCTTTCTGAACCCTCAGTAAAAGAGCTGATTGAAGAAAAACAGCTGGAAAGACAAACAGAGAATGAGGAAAATGAACGTCTTGAAGCAAAGGTTCTTGCAGCAAAGAACTCCCTGTTAGACTCCTTGGCAACAAGACAGCATGAAGCAACTTACATGGAACTGGCCCGCGCTTATCAAATAATCTGCGCGGCGAATGCTCCGAAGAATGCAATCCCGGTTCAAGGGGCAACAATATTTAATGGGACAGTAGTACAGATTGCAATGCCAGCACGAACTTTTCAACAGGAAATTCAAATCACTGCGGATAAGGAAGTAATTGCAATTGGAGATAGGGAACTCGCGCCACTTACAGCAAATGCAGTGACGGCGCTTTTTAAGCGAATGAAGGAAGGAGAATGCAATGAGCCAGAAAACTTACTTACAGGCCCAGAAAAAGGCACTGGAGCAGTTGTTCAAGCTGCAGCCTAAATCCTAATTCTAAGGGGCGCAACAATGGAACAAGTGAATATCCTCTTTGATGAGGAGAAACTTCTATCCATTGTTGCGCCCCTTTCCTTATCCCCGCGCCAGATTATTTATCTTCTAGAAACCGCCGTGCACACCCTGGAAGAGCCGGTGCATTTAGACTTTGATCCAGATTAGAATCTCACCGGCGAAGCCCGTCTAAATTCCTCCTTAGTTTCCCTTTTACAGCTCTTTCAGGGAGTCCACTCCACATGGAAATTCTACCTTCCCTCCTCTCTTTCATAGACAGCAAAGTTCGTACATTTAAGAAGAGAATTTCTGATACTGTAGAAAATCCCAATGATGTAGCTGAACAAATCGCAGATAATCTCCCCGAGACGATAGATAAGACTATTAGCGATCCTTCTAACTTCATCGGGGGCGGGGCTGGCACCCTTATCTCTCGCGGCGCTAAAACGTGGAACCAGCCTCGTTATATCGAAGCAGTGAAGATGAAAGTCAAAGGTGCGAACAAGGACGAAATCTGGGATAAGACAGGAACTTGGCTTGACACTCCAGATATGATCCCGCGCCAGGAAATCTCTGATCTGGACATGAAGATTCTTAATCCAAACAAATGGCTGAAAAGTACTCTTCCAGATATGCAGGGAGCTTTTTATCAGCAAGGTCAACTAGATACTTTAGTAGCAAATCCCAATCTCTCTGCTGCGTATCCCGAGCTTCTGAAAGATATATTCTCTAAGATCTCAAAACGTTCTGGTGATAATAAATCCGGTAAGTTCGATTCCGTGGGAGGACGAGTCTTTGCTCATGCCTCAGAGGATGAGGATATTCTTAAAGTATTAGCCCACGAGCTTCAGCATGCAGTTCAGTCTAAAGAGGGTTTTGCATCTGGAGGGAATCCTGACGCAGTCATCAAGGGGGATATCCCAGAAGCTGCAGCTTTCTTTGATGCCTGGAGAGATAAACTCCTTAGAGCCGGACAAACTCCTCAAAACGCAACAGACAAAGCCGCCTATATGGCATATCATAACTTAGCTGGAGAAGCAGAAGCTAGGGCAACAGCAGCTAGACTCTACTATAATGATGCAGATAGATTGGCCCGTCCTCCATGGCTAGATTATGATATTAATGTTCCACTTAAAGAGCTAATTCTTAGATTTAACAAGAGGACGACGCCATGAATTTTCTCCCATCTCTCCTTAATTGGCATGCCGCCAATGCTCCTACGAATTTGCCGAAGGAAGTTCCTTATGAAAAACCGCAGGATACATACATTTCCGTAATGGATCCGACCCGTCCGTCTGATACCGAAAGCCTGGCAGAACTCTTGCTGAGGAAGATAAATGATACTTGGCAGGGGATGAAGGATCCTAATAAGGTAGTAGGAGTTTTGTCCAGAGAGGCAATAAATCCACTTAATTACTTATCCGCTCCAGCAAAGGCGGTCGCAGTAACTACTGGGAGTGCTGGAATACTTGCAACTTTGATGAAATTAGGAACTATTACTCCATCTAAAGCTGTTTCTACAGGGAACCAAGCTGGCGCATTTCGCCCTTCTGCTTCTAGACTGCTTCCATCCTCCCTGACAGAATTAAGTAATAGAACGACGACCATATTGAATGACAATTTACCTAGGCCAGGTTTTCGAGACTTCAGAACTCCAGAGGAGTTAGCAGAGGATATTGTTCTTGCAAAGATGATAGCTCCGAAAGAACTTCAGAAATATGGAGCACCCGAATTCCAAGCTGACCCCTTCCTTCCTCATGTGAGAAACCCTGAACGTAATCCACCAGCAGCCTTAGCTGAGCATTATTCCCTGAGCGATCTTATTAATGATTATCGTAGCCAGGAAGTTTTGCGTAAGAATGCAAGTAGAGCTTTTGCCTATACCGAGGCAAAAGATTATCCTCCTTTTATGCCATATCTGGAGAAGGATGATAAAAAGATGATGGAGACATTGGATCTTTATCCCAGACTTGGGGACGACGTTAGGGCATTTATGGGTCAATTGAAGGATGAAAAATCCATATTCAAGCTGCAATATACAGAAGCCAAGAATGAGATTTTAGATACATCTGCTGCTATTGCAAGAATCCTAACAACAGCAGGCTATACTCCAGAACAACTTAGTAAGAAAACTCTTCAACAATTAGTAGGATTCGCTCAGAAAGAAGAAAGGGCACTTCTAGAAAAAGAAGCTAAATCAGTTCAAGCCCTCACAGAACATACAGTTCGTCGCACAGTAGAACTCCAGACCAAGCAAAAACTTCCGCCTGAATCTAAAGGGCTTGTTCAACTGGAAAACGAGAAAGATCTGGCGACGGAAACAGCATTCCAAAATATCTGTTGTGGCGCCGGTCGAGTCGACCAAAATACAATGAAATATGTTCCAGCTTGGGATCCGATTACAGGAAAAAGAGAACCAGGATTAGGAACTGTTCCTGTTAGTGGGGATAACTTCTTTGGCAGGGTTAAGCGTGGAGAGAGTCTTATGTTCTCCTATCGTCCTAACGGTATTCCCGAAGCCACGATCGAACTTAATGCGACGAATGGGTCAATCAGGGAAATCGCAGGAAAGAACAATGATCCAATGGATAAAGGTCTTAAGGATGCCGTTCTTAAGGCTTTGGCTCCTGTTCAGAAGCAGATAAGTGCTAAGTTAACATCTGATATTAAAATGACCGGCAATGCTGCGGCTGATGCTAGGATTAATGAATATCTTAGGTACGCTAGAGCGTTTCCCGATGACGCTGATGATTTCATAAGGTTAGCTAGAGGTATAGTAAATCACCGGGGGGAATTTGATGCGGAAGGTTACGCTATAATACCTTAGCGGTTGAGAGATCTATAGAGGCTAACTAGTAAAAGGACGGTACAAAGAAATGGAAGATCACACAGACCAAAAGAGGCACGAAGTAACAGTAATCAATGCTTCCGCAGCTGAGATTTACGAGAGAGGCAAGATAGATATCAACTTCTTTGCCTCTCTTGCAATTCCTGAAATTTGCGTTTATCCCCTTCCTAATTTTTACCTAGCCTGTTTTCAGCTTCTTGTCTCTCGCCGCGATGTAGACTACGGAAAACTCCTTCGTTTTGCACTAGGATTACCGCGAGGCCATGCAAAGACCACTTTTATCAAAGTTCTTATTGCGTGGCTCATAGTTTATGATAAAGCGAAGTTCATCCTTATCGTATGTTCCGATTCCCCTTTGGCTGAGCTTCTACTTGCGGACATTCATGATATCCTTCTAAGTGATAACATCGCAGCAGTCTACGGAGATTGGGCAGCTGGACTTTCCATCGATTCCGCGGATACAAAGAAAAGCCAGTACCATGGTAGACCTGTTTCTATGGTGGCAAGAGGATGGAAATCAGGTATTCGAGGAATTAACCTTAGGCACCAGCGTCCTGATATTATCTTTATTGATGACGCGCAGACAAAAGCAAACGCGGAGAGTCTAACAGATTCCACCACTCTCCTCTCTACGCTTGTTGGAACCATTTTTAAAGCAATCGCACCTTACGGAGACCGTCTAATTATCTACGTAGGAAACATGTACAATGACACCTGCGTCCTAAACAAACTCAAGAAGAACCCGGGCTGGATTTCCATGATTACCGGCGCGATTCTTGCAGATGGAAAACCACTTTGGCCAGAGCTGTTCTCCCTAGAAGATCTGATGGAAAGCTATTACCATGATGAAGCCTTAGGAATGAGCCATGTTTGGTTTGCCGAAGTTATGAATGATCCAGTAGGCGGCGCAACAAGTATCTTTCCTAATCCTCTGCCAGATTCCCCAATTCAGGAATATGAACTTGAGCTGGCGGATGGAGCTTTCATCACAATTGATCCAGCCGGATTTAGGAAAACAAGTGACGATAATGTAATTGTAGTGCATTTGAAGTATGGAGAAAAGGGTGTAATCGTAGAGTCTAAACAAGGAATTCTCGATCCCGAGCAGCTAATTCTCGCAGCTATAACCCTTGCAGTTAAATGGAAGTGTTCTCTCATCGGGGTCGAGGATACAGGCTACCAGATGACATTGGGATTCTGGCTCACTAAGTACATAGTGCAATTTGAGCTTAATTCTCTCGTAGTAGTTCCCCTCTCCCCACATGGAAGAACGAAAGAAGCTAGGATTCGTTTACTGATTGCCGAGTTGTACAAAGGCAACTATGTCATTCATGATCATGAAACACGCAGGAATTTTACCTGGCAGGCTTCGACATATAAGCTAGGTAAGTCCGATAATCGTGATGACCTTCTAGATGCTTGTGCTTATGGCGTCGACGTTAGAAATGAATACTGGCATCAAATTACAAAACTGGACTATGGTCTTACTATCGATGGAGAATGTAAGGTCATAGGAGATAATACTCCTTTTTAAGGATTTAGTAATGGCACGCATTTCCCCCCAGACACAGAAGAACGTCATAGAGTACGCCAAGTTCGTTCTGATGGAGCACGGCGAAAATTCCGACTACCATGACAAGATGGAAGCAATCGACATTGCGTATGCAAGGTATAAATTAAACAAAGATCCTAAAACAGGTGTCGTTCATGGAGAGGGAATAGATGCTGCTACTACCCCTGCTGGTGTTTTTAACGTTCCTTCTACTACTCCTCCTGTTGTTGTGGCCCAAGTTGATAGCATGGTTGGATATTTGTCGGAAGTATTCCTGTCCGGAACCCCACTATTCCCTATTGTGTCTAACCCGACTAATAAACAATCTGCGGAGTCACTTGAGGCTTTACTGGACGATCATAGCATTCTTGGGGGTTATCCTCGTGAGCTTCTCATATTTCTTCGCGATAGCATTAAGTATAATCTAGGCGCCGTGGAATGTGATTGGACTTCCGTCGATCAATATGACGTCCTTGATGAAATTGCACAGGATGAAATTCGGAAACTCAAAAGGAAGGCAGTTCATTATACTAAGCTCCGCCGCCTCGATCTCTACAATACTGTCTGGGATAAAAACACAAATCCTGGGGATATTGCGAAAGAGGGAGATTATGCTGGTTACATTAGCATCCTCTCCCGGCCAAAATTGAAGCGCCTCCTCAATAAGATCTCAATCGAGGGTGACGCCCTTAACGTAGATAAAGCTCTTGCAAGTTATATCAGTGCAGATGCCCCTAACTACGTAATGCATCCTCAAGTTTCTGATTACATTGCTTCGAGAAAACCCACTACAATGATCGATTGGGCTAGTTTCCTCGGTTATGGTTCGCAAAAACAGGCTCGCGGCGTCCTAGGGAACTATGAAGTATTCAAACTTTATGCTCGTGTAGCTCCGGCGGATTTGGGAATTACTGGTCCCATGCCAAATACTCCCCAGATTTTCAAATTCACAATAGTGAACGGGGATACGGTAGTGCAGGTTAAGAGGATCATTTCTGCTTATGACCATCTCCCGATTCTTTTTGGTCAGCCTTTCGAGGACGGACTTGGCTATCAGACGAAATCCATTGCAGAAGGAAGTATTCCAATTCAACAGGCAGCAGGGACGCTTTTTAATATCCAGTTTAATGCCAGCCGCCGCGCTGTTTCTGACAGAGCTTTGTACGATCCGAACGTAATTCGTCCTTCTGACGTAAATTCTCCTGTCCCGGCTCCGAAAATTCCGGTCAAGACTAATCAGTTAAATAATCGTCCAATCAGCGATTCTTACTATCCCATTCCTTTCGATAGTCGTGGGACAGAAAACGCAATTCAGAACGGTATGCAAATCGTCAATTTTGGCAAGGAGCTTTCTGGACTTAATAATCCCCTTCAAGGGCAGTTTCAAAAGGGAAATAAATCAGTCACAGAATGGCGCGACACGATGGGGAATGCGGATGCAAGGCTTCGTCTCCCCGCTCTGGCTCTAGAATATCAGTTCTTTGTTCCTTTGAAAGAAATCCTCAAGTTCAATATTTTCCAGTATGGAGAGGATGCTGTAGTTTCTTCCCAAAGGACAGGCCAGATTATGCAAGCCAGAGTTTCGGAAATGAGGCAGAAAGTTCTTTCATTCCGGGTTGCAGATGGCTATACTCCAAAGAGCAAATTGGCGAGCACGGAAGCTATTATTAACTTGACTCAGATGATTAGTCAGAGTCCCATTCTTCAACAAGCCTATGGAATGATGCTCCCAAATATCGTAGCCCATCTTGCACAACTGATGGGTATTCGTGGTATGGAGGAGTATAATCCACAGGTACAGCAAGCAGTTGAAAGCGAAGAAAATCAAGCTGGTCCAGAGGCAAGTCCAGTAGGAGATTTGGCAAGGATTATGCAGGAAAACGATCTTCGACAGCAGGAATTAGCATCAAGAGAACAAGGACTTCAACTCCGACAACAGGAACTTAGGCAATGATTGATAATCTATTTCCAGTTCAACCTCTTACTCAGGAAGAAGAAGCTTTGATTTACGAGGTATTTTCTAATGCCACAGTCAGGAAATACCTCCATATTTTAGGTGCGGAGAGTGCGAAAGATCTCTTAGCTCTCCCTGTGCTTAATGAAACACCTGCGTCAGTGCTTAACAAACACACTTTGACGACAGGAAAACTTGAAGTCCTAGCAACCTTACTTTCTATCGAAGGAATAAAACAATGAGTATTCTTGACTCCATCTTGGGTCGTCCCGCTTCGCAAACTCCGGCTGCTCCTGCTCCTGTTCCGGCAGCTCCAGTGCAACAAACGCCAACTGAGCCTGTTAACCCACTTGACTCATATAAGGCGATGCTTGAAAATGCAAATAAACCAGCAGAATCTTCTGATACACCTTCTTTTAGTCTGGACGGAAAAGTATTGGACGAAGTTGGCAGTAAATTGAATTTTACTCAAGGAATTAATCCAGACCTTCTGCAAAAAGCCAACAGTGGTGATGCGGCGGCGATGGTAGTTCTCATGAATACAGTAGCACAAAATGCATATAAAGCAGCACTTCAACATAACACCGCTCTCACAGATACGCATCTTAATACTCGTGCGGAACATGAGAAAAAGTTAGTTGATGGAGCCGTTAAAAGCTCTCTTATTAGCAATGAACTGGCGTCGGTTCCTAACGCAAATCACCCTGTAGTTAAGCAGGAACTTGTTAGAATCGCCCAGGCTCTTGCAAAAGAAAACCCGGATGCTACTCCGTCACAAATCAAGGAAGAAGCTGTAAGATACCTCAACACGGTCTATTCAGCGTTAAATCCAAAACAACAAGACACCCCCGGTCAGACCCAAACAGCAGGACAGGTTCAGGATTGGGAAGCTTTTCTTAACGGTTAATTTTTCTTTTTGAGGTTTTACAATGGCTCTTCTCGAAGGTGTATTTAATACAGTCCCCCGCTCTGGTCATCCCACGGAACTGAACGCTAAGTCGCTTTGTGCGGAACTCCTGCGTCTTAGTCCCAATGGCGCGAGTCCTATTTCTGGTCTTTCTGCGATGTTTGGTACTACTCCCGCTAAAGCGTCGACCCACGGATATTTCAGTAAGACCACGGAATTCATTGCTACCACTCTGGCAGCTAACTACTCGATCGGCGCGGCTACTATTTCCGTTACTTCTGCTAGTGGTCTTGGTGTGGATGATATTATCCATAACAACACCAGCAAAGAAAACATGCGGATCACTGCCATTTCTGGTACGACTCTGACTGTTACTAAAGCCTATGGTCGTATTGCTGATGCTGCTGGTACTTCCGGTCAGAAAATCATCAAGGTTGGCTCGGCTAAAGCAGAAAATAGTTCTCGTCCTACCGCTCGTCAATTCCCTGTTGTGTATGTTTCGAACTACACGCAAATCTTCCGGAATGCCTGGGCGATTACTGGTACGGCCGCTGCTAGTATGATGGAAATCGGCTACAATAATGTGGCTGAAAGCCGCAAAGATGCCGCTGTGATGCATACCATTGAGCAAGAAACCGCAGTTATTTGGGGTCAGGCGAAAATGGATACTTCTGGCGCTCAGCCTATCCATACGACGCAGGGTATTTTTGACGCTGTTCGTCAATATACTTCGGATGCTAACTTCATTACTGCGGCTACTGTTGGCTCGACGACTACCCTTACGCAACTGATTGGGTATTGTGCTAAAGCCTTTAAGTATTCGACTGATCTGAGCAATCCTCGTCTGCGCTATGCTTTCGGTGATGCTAAAGCAATTCAGGTTATGAACGAGATTGCTATCAAGAACGGTTCTGTTCAGCTCACTCCGGAAACTACTACTTTCGGTATGGATTATCAGAACTTCAAATTCTATAAAGGCACGTTGCGGCTTCTGGAACATTCGCTGCTTAATGGTTACGACGAAACTGCTGGCCGTCTCATCATTATTGATATTCCGTCGGTTAAACTGGCTTACATGCCTGGCCGGAACGCCAAAGTTGAACAATATGGTGCTGGCGGTCAGATCGTTGAAAACGGTACTGATGGACAAGGCGGTAGCTTTACTTCGGAAATGGCTGTTGAACTTCGTAATCCCTACGGCTGTGTGATTATCGAGGGTCTTACGGCTGGCGCTACTGGCTAATTTCTATGTGGTTTATAATCCCCATTGTCCTATGGTTTGCTCCCAGCCATTTCTGGACAATGGGGATTTTTCTTATCTAGCTAAGGAATAAAAATGGCTGAATTTGTACATGTTTATAACGACGGCGGAGGGATTAGAAATGTTCCAATGCGGGAAGGTGCTACAAGGCTTACTACTGATAGAGTTCTTTACCAGTCCGGCGTCCCTTGGTATATTCCAGCAGGTGACGGTGGTTCTAATGGACTGAGCTTTACTGGAACTCGAGGGGTTTTTACTTTGAGTGCAGAATCGCCGATGACAGGCTCTTTTAATGTGTTGACTTCTGGTGGTTATTGCTACCTACCTGCTGGAGCAGGAGGTCTAGCAACAGGCGGATGGTATTGGTTCCGCATGACAGATGGCACAAATGGGGAAGTGTTCGCAGAAACCTACTCTGG